ATCCGCGCAGATACGTAGTAGTACCTATATTCGATCAAGCCAAAGGGGAAATGGATGATCCTGAAAGTCATCACGCCTCCAACGGTCGAGCCGGTCACGCTCGCTGAGTTGAAAACGCACCTGCGCATCGACTCCTCGAACACGGAACCCGCTCCCGGTGCGCCCACGGCGGCCCTCGCCGCAGCCGGTGCGGGGAACGTGGACAACGGAGCGCACCGCTACCGGGTGACGTTCGTCACCGCAGACGGGGAGACCGAGGGCGGGACCATCTCCGCGGCGGTCACGGTGGCGGACAAGACGACGAATGGGAAGGTAGCGCTCACCGCCATCCCGCTCGGGGGGTCTGCGGTCACCTCCCGGAAATTGTACCGGACGGCGGCAGCGGGGTCGACGTACCTGCTCCTGGCAACGATCGCCAACAACACAGCGACCACGTACACGGACAACATCGCGGATACCTCGCTCGGCGCGGAAGTCTCGGCGACGAACACGACCGGGGATCCGAAACTGATCTCAATTCTCGCCGCCGCGAGAGAGCACGTCGAGGATTGGACGCGGCGGGCGTTGATGACGCAGACCCTTGAACTTGTGCTGGACGCATTTCCAACCGGCGGGATCAACCTTCCGAGTCCACCACTTCAGTCCGTGACCTCGATCAAATATATCGACACGGACGGCGTGGAACAAACCCTGTCCTCCGCCCTGTACGACGTGGACACAGATTCGGAACCAGGCATGGTGGCGCCAGCCTACGATGAAGAGTGGCCGGATACGCGCGATCAGATTAACGCGGTGCGGGTACGATACGCCGCCGGGTGGACGACCGCCGCGCTGGTGCCGTACAAGATCAAGGCGGCGATCCTCCTTGTCTGTGCAGACCTGCACGAGATGAGGGGGGACCCGGTCATTGGGGCGTCCGTCGTAGAGAATAAGACCGTCGACCGCCTGCTCGCCTCCGCGCGGGTATGGGGAAACTTCGCGTGAGAATCGGACCGTTACGGCATCGCATCACGATCGAAGAGAAGTCCGTCACCCGCGACGCTGAGGGTGGTGAGGTCGTGACGTGGGCTACGTTCGCAACCGTGTGGGCTTCCGCATCCTCCATCACTGGGCGGGAGTTCTTCGCCTCGCAACAGGTCAACTCGACCGTATCCATGAAGTTCGGCATCCGGTGGCTTGACGGCGTGACGACCGCCATGCGGATCTCGTTCGACTCGAAGCTCTACAACATCGTGGCGGTGCTGGATTCTGACCGACGCGCGGATCTGATGCTGCTGGCCGAGGAAGTGGCGAGGACATGATAAAGGATACCGGAGACGGGCTTGCATTCGAGGTGAAGGGCCTGAAGGAGCTTGACGAATTTCTAAAAGGTTTCCCCGAGAAGGTACAGCGGAAATGCATCGCATCTGCGGCGTTTGCCGGAGCGGCGGTCTGGAGGGAGGCCGCAAAAGACAAGGTTCCTATGCGGTCAGACATATCCGGCGGCAACTTCTCTGCGTATCAGGGTCCGATCCGCATGGGAAAGGGCAGCCTTGGACGCCTGCCGGGATATTTGCGTCAGCACATCCGGGTATGGAAGAAGCGTGCGCGAGCGAACGCCGCGACAGTCACATACGGGGTGGGAACGAGGGGATGGGCTTTCTATGGGAAATTCCTTGAGTTCGGAACCTCGAAGATGGCCGCCCGTCCGTGGCTTCGCCCTGCGGTTGACAGAACCACCGGTCAGGCGCTTGAGGCGATGCGTGCGCGGCTTCAACAGCGAATCATGCGGTACATCCTGAAGGGGAAATAGGTGTCCCTCGAATCGAAACTCTACACGCTGCTGTCCGGGGATGCTTCCGTGTCGGCGCTTGTCGTCGCGCTGCTCCTGTGCGTCGGATCTGCCGTCGCCATCACGTATCAATTCAACACGCAGAACGCTCTGATCAAGGGCAACCTAGATGTCGTTGGCGCCATCGGCGGAGGATTCGACCCGCTGAAGCTGAAGAACAGCGAGACAATCGACAACGCACTCGACGACATGGTTGACCTACAGGGCGTAGGCGGTGCGGATAACACTGACATCCGGTTTGACCTCGACGGGACGCACCCGGTGCTTAGCTCACCGACGGACACGCGCATCGAGATGGCCGAGGACGTGACGGTCCTGGGTGACCTAACGATCACCGGCGACGACATCTTCGCCACTACGAACACGAGTGGCGCGCTTACGGTTACGGGTTCCCCTCCGCCGGTGAGCGGCTGGGCAGGCTCGACGAGGGTGTGCAGATCTTCCGTCAGGCCTGGACCACCGGCACGGCCACCCTGCACGGCCGGCACTACCAGGTGGACGGTGCCGTCGTGCGGCCGCTGCCGCTGCAGGAGGGCGGCATCCCGTTGTGGATCGCCGGTGGCGGGGAGAAGGTGACGCTGAAGATCGCGGCGAAGTACGCGCGGTACACCAACTTCGACGGCACGCTCGAGGGCTTCACCCGCAAGTCCGCGCTGCTGAAGGGCCACTGCGAGACGGTCGGCACCGACTTCGACGCCATCGTCCGCTCGGCCAACTACAACGTGGCCATCGGCAAGGACCAGGCCGAGGTCGACCGGCTCAGCGACGCCCTGTCGCCGGTCCCCGAGGCGGAACAGTGCGGCTGGGTCAAGGACCGCTACGGCCTGTCGTGGCAGATCGTGCCCTACGCCATGAACCGCTACCTCGCCGACCCGGACCCCGCCCTGCGCCAGAATCTGGGCGCCGTCGGCTGGCGACTGACGCTGGACCAGATCGCGGCGCTCGACGCCGCCAGCGCCGTCCTGCCG